AAGTTCACTATCAGCAAACATTGAACTAGCTATTGTGGGTCTTTGACTTTCAATTCTCTCTGCGGCTTTTGTAAATAAAACATCTTTTAATTTACTAGTGACCTCAGATGCAGCAGAATCTGTTGCTATCAAATCGATAATTTCTTCCATATTGTTAATATAACATTATACTTTATTTATATCTCAGCCTTTTTAGTATCTTTTTGCATCTGTGCATCAGTGATGCCACCATCAATTTCTGGTTCTGTTGGAACATCACCTAAATCTCCTCCACCCTCAAGTGGTTCTCCAGTAATTGGATCAACTGCATTTGGATCTGGAATAATTCCATCTTTAATTTCTTGTTCAATCTGCTCATCCATTTCAATAATTTCTGCATCAGTTTGACGTAGTACTTTTCTTCTTACAAAATCATTTGAATAATATTTTCCAATATATGGTTCAATTGTTGCGAGAGATCCTAATCTTTCGTTAAGTAATTCTGATTCTTTGAGTTCTGCAAATTGATTATCATAAATGAAATCATATTGTATATGCTCACTTATTTTTTCCCAATCATCTGGTGTCACAATATTTTTTAAAATTAATTGAGTTTTAAGAATATCATTAAACATTTGAGAAAATCTTTTTCTCAATCTTCCTACAAACTTTGCAAACTTAAGTTCATCTCTTAGTATCTCAGAAGATCTTCCTAAATTAAAACCACCATCAGATGCAATACGTGATTCTGGAACTCCTAGTGATCGATATAATTTTTTCTGAAAGTATTCGATATCTGAAAGTTCACCTAAGTTTTGTCCACCAGGTAAAGTTGTAATTTCAGTTCCACGACCACCTTCTCTACGTGGTAGCCAAAAATCTTCCATCATTGACATGAACTTACGATCATCTCTTACTTCACCTGTCTGTGCATTATAAACTAACTTATTACGATAACGATTCATAACCTCTCTGAGGTATTGCTCAGCTTTTACTTTTGGTAAGTTACCAACATCAATATAAAATATTCTTCTTTCTGGAGCACGGGACAATCTATAAATTACAAGACTATCTTCAATCATTCTTAATTGATTTAAAGATTTGATTGACTTATGAAGATAAGATAATATGTTTCCCTTGTTTCTATCGACTAATCCTGATGTACAATAAACGATTGAATCTTTTGCAATTTTGACACCTTTATTTCCACCACCACCTGCCATCATACCTGTTGGATAGTTTGGTTGAGGAGTATAAACAAAATATTCGTCTATCTCAGGATTCATAATACCATTATCATCACGTTCTCTTAATGTGACAAGATCCCTAGCTGATTTTTTCTTTTCCTGTCTTACATGCTTTATCTTTAATGAATCAATATATCTTAAATCTTGAATGCCTTCTTGTGGATTTTTAAAATCTATGACTTTTAAATAACATAATCTACCATCAACGTACCAGTTTCGAAATATTTCATGACACTTACGATCAAAATCTAAAATTTCTTTTATAGTTTTAAACTCTTCACGAATTAACTTTTTAAGTTTATCACTTGCATTAAGATTAGTAAGTTCTATTTCGACAGGTGAATCATATAAATCACTTACAATAGCTTCATTAACAATATCTTCAATGGCTGCATCTGCCTCAGGATGCAATGCCATTTCACGATATCTTCTAATTAGATCAAATTCTGTACGATAGACACCCTCAGTGTCAACATAAGATCCATAAAATCCACTCGCTATGTAATTATCATTACCGTCCTCATTATTGGGAGGAACGGGTGATACTATCGTCGGTGATTGTTTTTCGTTGTCATCAATTGAAAAACCAAAAAGTTTTGCCATATTATAATTTTACTATTTTTATTATTTATCCAATATCCTCACCACCAGCTAATGGTGATGTTCCTTTGAATGCCTCCCAGTAATGCACTTGCATTTCGACTGTAAATTCTTCAATACTATCAGTAGTATCGTAACTAACATCAATCGTTGAAACATTAGTTGGGAAAATATCCCAGAACTTATATGATCTTAAGATTGATCCATCACGATCAAGTTGATGAACGATAGCATCTTTCTGATAATCAGATGGATTAGTGATACCTGTGGCATCTTCTAATTTATTAATGGTGTTCATCCACTTTTCCATCGCAGATCTGATTGCAAAATCAATATCATTGATGATTGTGATTGTCCATGTTTCAAATGTTCTGTCACCTGCGACCTTTAAAATACGACCTCTGAATGGTATTTCAACTGGTGTTATACTAGATGCAGGTAAAGCTGCTGTCTTTACCAAAAATCTTGATTTTTGAAGTACGTCGTTATCAATTGCAACCGCATCTGGGAATGCTAACTCTACTTCAAATAGATTGGGTCTTGCACCACCACCTGTTAGTTTACTCTTAAAGTCACTAATTTTCCTTAGTGGTATGCTATTAATTTGTTTACGGGAAGGCATTTTCTAAACCTCTAAGTTAATTAAACGGAACCGATTACTTCTTCGAATGAAACGCCAGTTCGAGTGGCTACGAATGTAAGACCAATAAAGTTGATTGATCTGGCAGGTTTCACAAAGATGTCTGCCACAAATTCATTACTATCTATGATTGCAGCAGTGTTATTTGTTTCATCACAAATAACCACATAATCTTGAATACCTCTCTTCGCTTGAACATCACGTAAGAAAGGTTCAACAATATTTACAAAGTTTGCCCTTGTAATTTCATCATTAAATTCAAACAACTGATCTTTCGCAGCTGCTGAGATTGCATTTTCAATAAAGATGAATAGACGACGTACGTTTATTCTATCAAATGCTGATGCTTTTGCAAATCCAGTCTTATCACCAAACAGAATTATACCTGCTCCAGGTGAGAATACTACAGGGTTTATTCTACTTGAATAAAGTCTGTCTCTCTGTAACTTAGTAGGATTATACGCAAGTTTTACAGAGTTGAGTATACTTCCTCTTGATGTACCTGCTGGTGAGAACCATGGGAAGTTGTTAATATCGTTTCTTGCACATAGTCCAGCTATGTCTCCATTTAATGGAACATATCTAAAGGTGTTGTTAAACCTATCATACATGTATTTGTATCCACTGTCAAATACTGCGTAAGATGATGAACTAATAGGACCGTAGTAATCAACAATATTTTGAGTTATTGTTTCTACCTCTAAAGGTGAACCAGGTGTATTACCAGAAGCATCATAAGATAGTAATCTATCTCTTGATGGTGATAAGAATGCTACTGCATCTTTTCTAAGTTCTGCTGTTGCTATTAGTTTTTCACCAAGAGCTCTTGTTTTATCCTGTCCACGATGTCCTGATCCTTGAATTAAGAAATCAACATTGACTTCAGAATCATTCTCAAAGAGTGAATATCCACCTATTATATCATCTAATCCAGGTTCTAGTGCACCTGATACAGTTATCGTGCTGATTCCACCATAACTTGTACCATTTTCAAGGACTATATTTGTTTTTCCAGAACTATTAAATATTGTTCCCTCTGCATCTTGATCCCATCCACCGTCAGCTTCTTTAACAAACGCACTTGAGTAACCAGTTGGAGTGGTTCCAATAACTGATCCATCTCCACCAAAAATATACTCTGAGTTGGTATAAAGGTATTTTCTCCAATATGATGGGGATCCTGCGGAGAATTCTCCATCTTTTGCTTTTGATAGATTAAGATGTTTTTCTAGAATTGTACCTGCATTTCCAGTAACTGTTCCTTTTGCATCGATGACTATAACATGAACCTCATCAAATCTTGCACCTCTTGCAGTTGCAAATTCTGATGTGCCAGGTGCATCAGCTAATGCGTTCCATTTTGATGATGATACTGAGGTTGCTCCTCCAACTGTTGCTGTTGTTGTATCGTATGTTTGCTCATCATACCAATCTTTAACTGAACCTACTGAAGTATGTGCGTATGCTACTGTCTGACTTGCTGTGGTAATTCCAATAATTCCTGTTGTACCAAATTTATAAACATTGTTAAAATCTTTTGCAGTCTCTGTGTTAGCACTTGATACGTGAGATAAAAACTTAACACTTATCTTTGTGGACTCAACCTCAGTAACAATTCCTTTAAAGAATCCGTCAAGAAGTTCAGTAGTTCCTGCACCAACTCCTGTTTTTGAAACAACGGTTCCAGATGGAACTGCTTGTGTGATACCTGCACCGACAACGATTGCAGCTTTTCCTTCAGGAGATGAAACATCTACATTTTCTAATATTTGATCTGCCTTACCGTCTATGATGGCAACTCGCAAACCATTAAATTGTAATCCAGGATTCTTTGCAACTACAGTTCTACCTGTTATGACATTATCATTGTATCCAAGTTCTTGGTAATGATCCGAACTTTTTATTTTTATTTCAGCACCACCTGATCGTGCATTTTTAAGTCCTGCATCATCAGCACGAACTACATTAAGCACACCACCGTATGCTAGATACGATGAGGCAGCCATCCATGATTCATACTGATTATCAGTATCATATGGTCTTCCAAACTTTTCAACTAATTCTTTCTCACTAGCTATTAGTGTTGGATCACCAACAGGACCTTTCTCAAAAGGACCGACGATACCACCTATCTTTCCAGTGGTAGGATCGACATTTCCTATGGTAAGATCAACTTCTCTAACTAATATTCCAGGAGATGCTAAATTTAAAGGCATCTTTAACTCCGACTCTCAGATTGCTAAAATTATTTATCAAAAACCCTTTTTACATTGGGGAAACGATGCATGAACTACCAATCTGGATATTCCCATTCCTTAATTTTTATTTTCTTTTTCTTGACACGATCTATTGTGCACAATTTACATTCATATGAATATGCTGAAGGCATCCTTCTATCTTTTCGAGTAAGATAAAAATCCTCTGTCAAACTTTTTACTTTCCCACATGATCTACATTTTCTTTCTGAAAATAATAAATGTTCAAGTTCTAGTTGATCATCGAAATTCATTCTTCTATATCAAAATGCCATTTGATTGATTTTATATAATCAAAAGTACATGATAAATCGAAGTCGCAATTAGTGTCATATTTTCTATCACATAAAAAATTTCTAAGTTTTTCAACTGACTCAAAGCTTCCTTGATGTGTATAGTTGGTGTCGTATAAATGATATTTCATTACATATAATCCCACATATATGATCTATCTCCATACTCATCAGTATGCCACCTATCACCAGAACTATCAACAAATGATGAATCATCTAATCCATCATTTATAAAACCAAAAGGTGCCATGTCTTGTTCAATTTGATTTTTTTGCTCTTCATACAATCTTTTACGAATGTCATTATCAGTCATTTCTTTAAAATAATCTTGTGCTACTAACCATGCAAAAATAACTAAACACATTGCCAAATCATCGTTACATCCCTCTTCTGCTTCAAATGAGTTATGCTTCTGTGCAAAAGTAGTAAGTTCTGATATAACTTCATAATCACAAGTTAAAAGTTTATCATCTTCAATTAAAGTCTTAAGATTACTACATCCTAATTTTTTAACAGCTGACGTAGTTCTTACACCAAGTTGTGTTTTCTTTCCCGAAAAACCCTGACCAACAATTTGTCCATTCCTACCTCTCATGGATGCCATTAATAAATTTTCATATTCTAAATCATATTGGATGATACTTGCAACTTGATCTCCAATATCGTTTACTTCTATTAACAAAAATGATTGATTGTATCCTTTAGCAACTTGATGAATTATATTTGGAAACAACATAGGTTTTATTTCATTATTTCTATATTTTGCCACGACCTTGTACGGAAACTGTGTCACATCAAATACAAGAAAAGCTGAATAGTCGTTACCTAATCCTCGTGCAACATCAACCGTAATAATATAATTATGATCTTTTACTGGTTCCTCATAGATATCTAATCCTGCATTTCTGTTAATAGGATCTTCGAATACAAGATTTTTTAGTTTAGCAGGATTAATCAGTGTATTAACAGATCCTAAGAACTCACATTCAAACTCAATTTTAAATTGTTGTTCTGATGTGTTTGCAATTGTTTGCTCTTTCCAAACAGAATCTCTACCAGGCACTTCACTCCAATGAACATCAGTGGGTAGATACTCATTTTTTCCTTGCTCTGCATCATGCCACATGCGATAAAAATGATTCATACCTCGTGGGGTAGAAACGATAATTACTTTAGTGCTTTGTCCAGACGTAATAGTAGGATAAACAGAGGCAAAGAAGTCATCAGCAATGTGATTCGGTATGAATGCGAACTCATCAAGAAAGATGACATTATAGGATCCACCTCTGACAGCAGATGAAGAAGTAGAGTTTGCCGATATTTTACTGCCATTTTCTAATTCTAATGAACCTTTATTCCATGCTATAATACCCTGTTGCATCCAGTTTGGCAAGTTTTCATATGCTAACTGTAATCTACCAAGCAAATCTCTGGCAGTAGAAGCTTTGTTTGCAAGAATTGCGATATTAACATTATCATTAAAAACTGCATAATGAAGTAAATAAGATACCACAGTTGTTGACTTTCCAGTCTGACGAGGCATCTTACAAATATTAAAACGATGTTCGTGGAAATTTTTTACTAACTTCTCTTGAAAATCATAAAGATTAAAAGGAACTAAACCCTCATCAAGAGAAACAATTTTTATATATTTTTTTGCAAAATAAACAGGATCATCCTTACACTTCATAAATTCAAGAATATTTTCTTGAGTAAAATTTATTTGAGTGTTAGCTTTTTTTAAATTTGGGTTTCCAAGATATACATTATCAGTCATAATTTATCAGCAGTTCCAACGACGACGTGCTTGCCTCAATCTGCTATCTGGATCTTTTGCTGCCTTTGGAAACTTCTTCATCTGACCTGCACTTCTTGCACAGTAACTCTTTCTGCGGTTTGCTGCCTTTGAACCTTTCTTTAACTTAGATGGTTCTGTAGTTACAGCAGTCTTTAATTTAGAACCAGGATTTCTACGACGATATGCTTCGACACCTTTCTGTGTCATTCCAGCACCTGATTTAGT